CAGTTCCCTAACAAACTTGTCCACGATGATTTAATTGATTCGTTGGCTTACATTGACCAATTGGCTCAAGTAGCCTACGGAATTGACTACGAGGAAGAAGAATATGAACTTACTGACTATTATGCAGGGTATTAACTATGTATGAAGAAGACGGATTCCACTTAGAAAGGTTGGAAGACTGGGTAGACAATAAATGCACAGGTTGGCGTGACAACTTTGAGGCTAATTACTCTCAGAAGTTCGACGAATACTACCGCTTGTGGCGTGGTCAATGGTCTACCGAAGACATGACACGTAAATCAGAGCGTTCTAAAATTATTTCCCCTGCACTACAGCAGGCTGTTGAGTCATCTGTGGCTGAACTAGAGGAAGCTACTTTTGGTCGTGGAAAATGGTTCGACATTAAGGACGATTACGCTGACCAAGATAACGCTGACGTACAGTTGCTGCGTAATAACCTAGATGCTGACTTTAAACGTAACAAAATACGTAAGAATGTAGCTGAGTGTCTTATTAATGCTGCTGTGTTTGGTACTGGTATTGCTGAAATAGAACTAACTACCGAAAAAGAAATGAAACCTGCTACACAGCCTGTTATGGGCGGTGAGTTACAAGCAGTTGGTGTCAACATTACAGACAGAACTTGCGTTAAGCTAAACCCTGTAATGCCTCAGAACTTCCTTATCGACCCTGTAGCTACTTCCGTAGAGAATGCGTTAGGTGTTGCCGTAGATGAGTTCGTATCTCGTCACCAAGTAGAACAATTACAGGAAGAAGGTGTTTATCGTGAAGCTGACGTAGGTACTGCGGCTCCAGACTTTGACATTGAGCCTGACCATGAGCTTACGTCTACGTATGACGACGACAAAGTACGTCTTACTAAGTACTACGGCCTTGTGCCTCGCTACTTGCTCGATGAAGCTATGTCTGACCCAGACGCTGAGGAAGAAGTTGTAGACCTCGGTGAGGGTGAAGAGGGTGACGACAGCTACTATGTAGAGGCTATTGTTGTTATCGCTGATGGTGGTACACTTCTTAAGGCTGAGAAGAACCCCTACATGATGGGTGACCGTCCAATCATCGCATTCCCTTGGGATGTCGTTCCTAGCCGTTTCTGGGGTCGAGGAGTATGTGAGAAAGGGTATAACTCTCAGAAGGCGTTAGACGCAGAACTACGCGCTCGTATTGATGCTCTAGCACTAACTGTACACCCTATGCTTGCAATGGATGCTTCTCGTATGCCAAGAGGCTCTAAGCCAGAGATTCGTGCAGGTAAGGTTATTCTTACTAACGGTAACCCTTCTGAAGTACTACAGCCATTTAACTTTGGTCAGGTCAATCAGATTACCTTTGCTCAGGCACAGGCTCTACAGACGATGGTACAGACCGCTACAGGTGCTATTGACTCAGCAGGTATTGCAGGTTCTGTCAATCAACAAAGCACAGCAGCGGGCATCTCAATGGGCTTAGGTGCTATTATTAAGCGTCATAAGCGTACATTGATTAACTTCCAAGAGTCGTTTATCATTCCGCTAGTGACTAAAGCTGCACACCGTTACATGCAGTTTGAGCCTGAGATATACCCAGTAGCTGACTACAAGTTCGATGTATCTAGCTCTCTCGGTATTATTGCTCGTGAGTACGAAGTCACACAGCTTGTTCAGTTACTACAAACTATGTCGCCAGAGACTCCAATGTACCCTGAGTTGATTAAGTCAATCGTTGACAACATGAACTTGTCTAACCGTGAAGAGCTTATTGCTAAACTTGACCAAGCTAATACTCCTAACCCAGAGCAAGAGCAAGCAGCACAGCAGGCTCAACAGGCACAGCAACAAGCTGCTTTGGAGTTCCAGAACGCACAGACTACTGCCCTACAAGGACAGGCACAAGAGTCTCAAGCACGTGCTGCTAAGTACGCTGCTGAAGCTCAGGCTGTACCACAGGAGCTTGAGATTGACCGTATTAAGGCAGTCACAGCTAATCTGAGTGCGGGGGACGCAGACGACAAGGAGTTCCAGAAGCGTCTTGAAGTTTCTAAGCAACTCTTGAAGGAGCGTGAGGTAGCTGTTAAGGAAGGTAATCCAGTACAAGCTACACCAGAACCACAGGCACAACCAGAACCAATGGCTATGCCTGAACCACCGATGATGCAACCTGACATGGGACAATTGCCACAATGATTACACAACGAGATTTTAACTCAGCACTAGAACAGATTAACGATGGTTTTGCTAAAGTCAACAAACGTATTGACGCACTAGAAGCAAAGGTAAACAAACCAGTTGACTCTAAGGAGAAGCCCAGTGGCGACACCAAGAAAGGGAAAGGCAAAGGTTAAAGTTACTTCATCCGGTAAGAAGGTAAGCTACGGGCAGGCAGGCAAAGCCAAAGGCGGAGGTGCTAGGGTAAAACCCGGCACTTCCAAAGGCGACAGCTACTGCGCCCGCAGCTTAGGTATTAAGAAAGGCTTACCTAAGAAAAAACAAAACGACCCTAACACACCTAACAACTTATCACGTAAGCGTTGGAAATGTTCTGGCGCTAAGTCTAAGAGGAAATAGTTATGATGAAGAAAGGCGGATGTAAAAAAACAAAGTCTTGTGCTAAACCGGCTAAACCTAAACGTGGTGGACGTGCGGCTAAGAACAAGAAAAAGAATACTATGAGTGTGCGTAGTGGTTACTAAAAAGAAATCTACAGTCAACTCAGCAGGTAACTACACCAAGCCTACCATGCGTAAGAACCTCTTTAATAGAATTAAGGCAGGTACTAAGGGCGGTAAGGCAGGACAATGGTCTGCACGGAAGGCACAGATGTTAGCCAAGGAGTACAAGGCTAAAGGTGGAGGATACAAATGAAAGGCGTAAAGCACTATAAGAAAGACGGTACTGTTCATACAGGCGGCACTCATAAGATGTCTGATGGTTCTCTGCACTCAGACAAAGCACATGGAAAGACAAGTGTCAAGTTATTTCATTTTAAAGATTTATCTGATACTGCTAAGAAAAAAGCAAGGAAGAGAAAGTAATGGCACTTAAGAAGACACAGAAGTCTTTGAAGAAGTGGACTGACCAGAAGTGGACTACAGCTAGTGGAAAGAAGTCCTCGGAGACTGGTGAGGTATACGCCCCTAAGAAGACAATAGCAAAGCTAAAGTCCACTGCGGCAGGCAAGAAGAAGCTAGCAGCGGCTAACAAGAAGAAGAGACAAGCCACAGCTAAAGGTAAGCAACACGCCAAGCATGGTTTACATAAAGGTAAAAAAAGATAAAATAGTTCTTGACTTTTGCTTCAATATATGTTATAATAATACTATAGTATGCTTAAGTATACTTTAACTTGTACTTTAACTTATAACAAACTGTCCTTTAAGGAGAAACAGTTAATGATTGAAACAGATAAAGAATTAGAAAAATACTACGAAGATATGCTTTCGATGTTCCGTACAAAGGGTTGGACTACTTTAAAGGAAGACCTAGAGACGAACGCTAAGGGTATTGATTCAGTAGAGGCATCGAAGAATGTTGAAGACCTTTTCTTTCGGAAAGGACAACTTTACGTTATTGCTTCGTTGTTAAACCTAGAAGAGCAAGTCCGTACAGCTTATGACAACCTTGGTGCTGAAGAAGATGCCACTGTTTGATTTTAAATGTGAAGCAGGACATACTAGCGAACGATTCGTAAGTAGCGACACTAGAGAAGTAGACTGCAATGAATGTGGTCTACCCGCAGTAAAACAGCTATCTTCTTTCGGTACTTGGACTGAAAAACATAACGGTGTTAATACCGATGCTTGGTGTAAGAAACGAGAGCAGAAACTGCAACAAGAACGTAAGGCAAATTCATAATGGTGTATGAACCCTTACATAATATAAACCTCCATAATACTAAAAGGTACGGAGTTTAATAATGGCAAATATACTACCGGACGAGCGTCCAGAAGAACAAGAAGATACTGAAGTAACCAACATTGAAGAGATGGGAACTCCTGAACCGGAGGCAACCCCAGAACCTCAAGACGACATCCCTGAGAAGTACAAAGGAAAGTCAACCGCTGAGATTGTAAGGATGCACCAAGAAGCTGAGAAGCTCTTAGGAAAGCAAAGCGGAGAAGTAGGGGAGTTACGTTCAGTAGTTGATTCTTACATTCAGACACAACTCGACACAACACCAGTACAAGCAACACCCCCTGAAGACGAAGATATTGATTTCTTTTCTGAGCCAGAGAAGGCAATGGAAAGAGCTATTGCTAATCATCCTTCAATTAAGAAGGCAGAGGAAGCTAATCTAAACAATGCACGCACTACTGCACTTACGCAACTGAAATCACGTCATCCTGACATGGAACAGATTGTACAAGACGGTAAGTTTGTTGAATGGATTAAAGCCTCTAAGATTCGTACACAACTCTTTGCTCAAGCAGACCGACAGTATGACTATGAAGCCGCAGACGAACTCTTTACCAATTGGAAAGACCGTCAAGGTGTTGTAGCTCAGACTGTAGCTGCTGAGAAGGACACCAGAAAAGCCGCTGTTAAGACTGCTTCCACAGGTAGTACCAAAGGAAACGGTGAGCAGCGAGCGAAGAAAGTATATCGACGCTCAGACATTATTAAGCTAATGAAAACCGACCCTGACAGGTATATGTCTTTGTCTGATGAAATCACACAAGCGTATGCCGAAGGAAGGGTTAGGTAAACAAACTAAACTCTTTTATATTATATAAGGTAGACTATTATGTCAACAGCAGTATATCCAACAGCCGCCGCTATCGTCGGCAAAACAGAAGCAGCAAACTTTATTCCAGAAATCTGGAGTGACGAGATTCGCGCATCCTACGAGTCTAACCTAGTAATTGCCCCTAAAGTCAAGAAAATTTCTATGACTGGTAAGAAAGGTGATAAGGTTAATGTTCCGGCTCCTACCCGTGGCGTGGCCGCAATTAAAGCCGCTGACACTCAGGTAACTATCCAGTCTAACGTAGAAGGCACCGTAGGCGTAGATATTAATAAGCACTACGAGTACTCACGTTTCATTGAAGACATTGTTGAAGTACAGGCTCTTTCTTCTCTGCGTAAGTTCTACACCGATGACGCAGGCTATGCACTGGCTAAGCAAATCGACACTGACATCATGGACTTAGGTAAGTCTCTAGGTAATGGTGATGGTTCTTCTTGGGTAAACACTGGTGTTTTCCAAGTAGCTTCCGGCGGTGCCGGTCTTGAAGCATACGCGGCAGGCGGTGTTGACACTGGTTTCACTGACGCGGCTTTCCGTGCTTTGATTCAGAAGATGGATGACGCTGACGTTCCTATGGACGACCGTTGTTTTGTAATCCCACCTTCACTACGTAATGCTATCATGGGCATTGACCGTTATATGTCTTCTGACTTTGTAAATGGTCAAGGCACTGTAAACGGTCTCATCGGTAGCTTGTACGGTATCGACGTTATGGTTTCTACTAACGTAGCTACTCCAGAGTCAGGCGTTCGTGCCGCTCAGCTTATCCACAAGGACACTTACGTTCTTGCGGAACAGCAGGGCATCCGTTCACAGACGCAGTACAAGCAGGAGTTCTTAAGCACTCTGTACACTGCTGATACTCTGTACGGTGTTAAGACTCTCCGTCCAGACGCAGGCTTTGCACTTGCAGTTGCAGGCTAAGTAACAAACTGGGGGCATCCATAAGGGTGCCTCCTTTTACTTTCGGGCTATCACGCCTTCTTATAAAAACATAGGAAAATATTATGTCTACTTTGACAATTGATTCAAATGCAAAACCAATTCAAGTTCTTCGTCCCACTACTGTTTCTAAAGTATCCACTTCAGGCACTGCTGCCTCCGCTACTGCTATTGCTGCCGGTATTCGTGTAGCTCGCATTGTAAGCGACTCTGACTGCTTCTATAGCGTCACAGGCACAGCCACTACTTCTTCTTCATATCTTCCTGCAAACGCTATTGAGTATATTCATGTGTTCACAGGGGATACTGTTTCTGTTATCCTAGCTTCCGGTACTGGTTCCGCCTACATAACCTCAATGGTGTAAGCCATGTATGGTTTAGGTGTAAACAGACTAGGTGTAACGAATACGTCAGGCTTTGTACCTTCGACCCTTTTTGCTTCCGGTGAAGAGGGCGCTTGGTATGACCCTTCCGATTTTTCATCCATGTTTCAAAACAGTGATGGCACTGGCGCTCCTGCGGTCAACGGCCCTATAGGTTACATCGCAGACAAGTCAGGTAATGGCAATCATGCTATTCAAGCTACCTCTGCTAAACGACCAACGCTACGACAAGCAGGCTCTTTGTATTACCTAGAGTTCTTTGGCGCACAAGGTCTAGCTACAAGTGCTATTGACTTTACAGGCACAAACGAGATGACTGTGGTTTCAGGGGCACATAAAGACATTGACGCCACTGTAGTTGTTGCTGAGTTATCTCCTCACGTTGGACAAAACAACGGAGCATTTAGATTAGCCTCTGTTGTTACTGACGCTTGGCGCTATACTTCTAAAGGAACCATTACTATTAACAGCAGCACTCCTGCTGACTATGCACCTCCTTCAACTAATGTCTTAACGGGTATTACTGATATTGATGGTGATGTTAATAAGATTAGAGTTGACGGTGTAGAGAAGGCTTCTTCCACTTCCGAACAAGGCAATGGGCCATTCGGTAACTGGACGCTGAATGTAGGCGCTCGTGACAACGCTACTTCCTTGTTCCTAGACGGTAGAATATACGGCCTTGTTGTTCGTGGGGCTGAGTCTAGCGCAGCAGAGATTGCATCTACTGAGGCGTACATGGCCGCTAAGACAGGAGTCACTCTATGAATCAGTATGCAACCATAATCGTAACAAACGCTAACAAGACTGCTGCACAAGAGTTACTAGGTGAAACTTTCTTTGATATTCCTTTAAAGAAAACACTAAGCAAGTACTGGGTTAGCTCAGGCTACTTCCTAGTTGAAGAGTATGATGCAATAGTAGACAGCGGTTTAGCTTTTAATATTAATACTGAAGACAGTTATCTTGATTGTTTATCAGAACTTAACATGACTAGAATTATCAAGGATGAGGACTAACCCATGGTAGAGGAGACTAAAGAAGCATTGGACGTTGTAGCTGTTTCAACAGG